AAGGTTGGCGAACGAACCGGCGCCGAGCGCCTGCGCATAATTCTGCGACTGCGCCGCGTTGGCGAACTCGCCGCGGCCCTGCGCCTGCGCGTAGGCCTGCTGCTGCGCGGAGTTCTGGAAGCCGGCCTCCTTGGCGGCCATGTCCATCATGCGCTGCTGCTCGGAGCCGGCCTGCCCGATCGCCGCGAACCGGGCGTCGTTCGACTGCCGGTTATAGTCGTCCATCGCGCTGGCGTAGGCCTGGCTGCCGTAGCGAATGCCCTGGTCGGCCAGGCGCTGCTCGATCGCGCTGCGGTCCTTCGCCAGCTGCGGGTTCATGCGCTGCATCAGACTGTCTTCGACGCGCTGCCGATCGGCGCTGAAATTGTCCTCGGGGCCGTAGCCGCGCGTAATGTCGCCGGCGTCACCGAACGTGCTCTGCTGTTGACCGTAGTCGCCGAGCGAGGTCTGGATCTGGCCGCCGGCGTCGAACGAGGTACGGGCCGGCGCCACGCCCATGATGCCGGAGGCGCTGCCGGCGGCCGGCGCATTGGCGCTGGGGTCGAACGGCGTGCCCAATAGCGTGCTGACGCGGCCGGTCTGCGCCAGCGCCATGTCGGCGAGGCCCTGCTTGGTCTGGTTGGTGGTGTTCTGCAGCGCCTGCCCGGCCGCCGACAGCGTCTGCGTCGAGGTGAAGCGCGGAATATTGTAGGACTGCCCGGTGGACGGGTCGGTCCAGGCATGCGTGCCGGTCACGTCATAGCTCAGTGAGCCGTCCGGCGTGTTCTGGTTGACGTTGTTCAGAAACGAGTTGGCCACCGCCGTCGAGACGTTGGTGCCGGTCTGCGCCGCGGCAGTTGCAATCGGGTTGGGCGGCTGCGGGGGATCTGGTTTGCTCATTGCGGCATACCTTGCGGTGGCATCTGCTGCGGCATCTGGGGTTGTTGCGGCTGCTGCATCAGGCCGCCGAGGGCGCCCGCCATCATCGGCGGCGGTTGCTGTTGCGGCATCTGTCCGCCGGGCGGCATGCCCTGCGGCGGCATCTGCTGCGGCTGCGGCGCCGGCGGCGTCGGCGGCACCGGCGGCTGCATGCCCTGCATCGGCTGCTGCATCTGCTGCTGCGGTGGCGGTGCGGCGATGTTCATCAACGCCTGCGTGATCTGATCGCGTTGACCGCTCTGCGAGGGGTCGAGATAGGGTGTCGGCATTATGCGGCCTCAGTCAGCTGGGGTTCAGTTTTCGCCTTCTCGGCACGCCGCCAATTGGCATTGTAGCGACTGGCTTCCCACTCCTCCACCGTGAAGGTGGCAACCACGCCGTCGCGATCGCGACCGCCGAGCCGTTTGATGTAGTGGAGCGTCATGCCGAGGGCGGCATTGATGCGCAGGGTTTTCTCGTTGTCGGCCGAGGTGGTCTGGATCACCATCTGGCAGCCGAGCTGATAGAACGGGTAGTCGTAGATCACCTGCAGCGTGCGCCTGGTCAGCCAGTTGGTGCCGGGCACCGCGGCGCCGGAGAGTTCGATGGTGCCGACCTCGGGGCACCAATTGCGATATACCAGCCCGGCGACCAGGTAGCCGTCCTCGTCCAGCACGCCGATCGTCGAGCAGGCGCCGAAGCCGCGCTCCCGACACTCGGGGATCAGCGACGCCACGAACGGGGCGACGTGAACGGTCTGGTCGAAGACGTAACTCAGCACAGACTAGCCTCCTGACGGCGTGTTCTGGTCGAAGGGGCTGGAGGGGTTGTAGGGGCCGTAGTTGGGGATCTCGTCGTAGTTAAAGCCGCTATACTGATAATCGGGTAAGGGCCGACCCGACACGCCGTTTCGCGCCACTTCGGCACCGGGGTAGAAGCCTCCAAACGGGTCTTGGTAGATGCCGCCTGCGGCGAGATTGCCAGAGCCGCCGGGGCGTGAATAAGAGAACGGATCACGCCAGTAGGCCTCCGCTTGGGAGCCGCCAAACACCGCACTCGGCATCTGACCTGAACCAGAATACGGGTTCTGAGCCATCCACGCCGCCGCGACGCGATCGCGCGAACTCTGGTTCGCGGCGTTGGCGCTGCCGAAGGTGTTGTCGAAGTAGCCGGGACCATAGGGCTGACCGCCAAGCCCCGACGCTTTCTGCTGCTGTTGCGCCCACAGGTTAGCCGCTTCCTGCCCGACAATGCCGGCAAACTGCATAAAATCCTTTTTCCCGATGCCGCCGTAGGGGTCGCCGCCGCCGCTCGGCGGTGTATAAGGCGCACTGCCGCCGGTGCCCCACGCACCGCCGGTGATCATGGTCGGCAGTTGGTACTGCGGGGTGTACGCCGTGCTACCCCAGCGGTCGGCGAAGGATGACTGCGGAGGAACATTGCTCCAGCGATCGTCAAACGATGGCGACGGCGGCGGGGTGTAGGTTCCAGCCCCCATGTCGTCCCACAGATCCTGCCCGCCATCGCCGACGCCAAGATACTTGCCGCACTTACTGCCGCCAGCATCGATGTAATTGTAGCCGGCATTGGCGGCCGCTACCGCAGCGGGACTGGACGCCGGCACCTGCCGGCCATAGGCGGCGCCCAGCGCCGAATAGTCCGCCGTCTGCTTGCCAAAGCCACCGCCCGACGACCACGGGTCGTAGGCGTTGCCCGCCGCGATGGCGGCATAATTGTTGGCCTGACTATTGGCCATACTGTTGTTGTATTGATTGATCTGGTTTTGTTGCAAAGCGTTGTTGTAGCCGATCGACATCGGCCCGCCGCCTGTCACATCCATGAATGACATCGTGCTCTCCTAGACGTTGATACCGGCGCGTTCGAAGGTCGCGGAAATGGCGATCAGCTCGACCACCGGCCGAACCTGTTGCGCCACAGTGATTTGCAGCACCGGCGCGTGCGTGAAACCGGTTTGTCCGACTGACACCCAGCCGGTGTTGCGCACCGCGGGTCGCGCCAGCGCCGGCGCGTCCCACAGTGCGGTGTCCCACAGCCCCTGATCCCAGACATCCTCGCCGCCAGGGTCGATGCCGGCCGGCGGCGGTGTCGGCAGATTGGTCAGTGAATAGTCGGTTGCCGCCGCTATCTGCGGAATAAACGGCTCGTTATTGCGCGCGGTGAACGAGGCCCGCGCCTGTTTCCAGGTGATGGTCTGCGAAGGCGACGAAAACATTTCCCAGCCGCCGACCATGGTGGCGACGTAGGGGACGCCGTCGTCGTAGCCGGTGTTATCGGCCTGCATGATGATGCCGCCCTGGGTACCGAAAAACATATCGCCGCGCATCTGCACGAAGCAGGTGGCGTCGTAACCAACAAAACGACACCAGGCCCCGGTCGCGGAGTTGACGACGGCGCAGTAGCGCGCGCCCGGCGCGCCGCCGGGCCAGGTCACGAAGATGCCGCCATACTCATCCCATTTGTGCATAGTCCAGGACCAGGCGCGCTTGGAATTGACCTCGTCCCGCCACATCGGTTTGATGTTGCGGGTGACGGCGGCCATCTCAAGTTCGGCGCGGTCCTTGGTGATGGCGCCGCTGGTTGGCAGGATGCCGTCGACCGTCGCAATCAACAGATCGCCGCCAACCGCGATATGGGCGTTCATGCCCATCGGCGGCGACATCTCGTAACGACCCTCTTGGCGCCAGGAAGTTGAGCTGGAAGGGTCGCCGCCAGTGAAGACGATCAGCTCGCCAAGATCAGTGCAGAACACCAGCTTGTCATCGATGCCGTCGCCGGCGTCGATCGACCACGTCGCGCAGAACAACAGATTGCCGCCCTTGGTCGCGGCGCCCGCCAGCGGGATCAGCGCCAGCGCGCCCTGGAAGGCGTTGAGCCCGAGATAGTAGGCATTCATCGAGCCGCCCTCGATGAAGAAGAAGCGGTTGCGGTACTTGCAGACGTAAGTGAGGTTCAGGCCGGCAACGACGGTGGAGCCGATCGGGCCAGTGATCTGCCCCGAATTGAAGGTTGTCCAGGTCGAGCCGTCATAATGCAGGATGGCGTCGCCGGCGTCATTGGCCACCAGCATGTGATCGTCGCTGGCGTTCGCCATCTGCGAGGCGACATAGTTGCCGGAGTTCTGCCCGCTCTTGACCAGGGTCGGCGTCGAGGCCGTGACATCGTATAGTTTAGTGGCGTTGCCGGCGAAGATGCGTTGGTTGTTACCGCTGGCGAAACGAAACGTCGATATCACCGGCGTCGTTTCCGGTAACACGCACCACCGATCGCAGCCGCCGCGCAGCTTGAGGCCACGCAGGGTCGGCGCCCAATTATCGAGGATCACCGCGCCGCCAGGCTGCATGAAGGCCTCGCTCTCACTGAGGGTGAGGCCGCGCGTCGGCGCCGGTATCGTAATGGTCTCCAGCTTCGCTGCGACCTGTGCAGGTACCGGCGCGCGACGAAAGGCCTGGTGCTGGCTCATGGTGTCATGCCCGGCACGTAGACGGTTTGCGACGGGTAGGCGGATCTACCAAAATTCGAGCCGCGGCCGATCATGATTGGCGCCGGGCCGTCTTGACCTATCTCGTAGGCCAGCGCATCGGCGTAGGTGCCGACATCCTCGGCGTAGGGCGAGCCTTTGTAGGCGCGCCACTGCCATATCATGGCTAGCTTTAGCGTGCGCTCGTCGAGCCGGTAGGTGTCGAGGTCGTTCTGGAAGACGTCGCCGTAGCCGCCTGGCGCCAGTGCCACGCAGTTCTTGTCAAGGTAGGCGTAATAGGCTGACTGCCCGAGAGGCAGCGTCGGGTAGATGTGCATCCGGCCGCCGTACATAGTCCACTCGCCCCAGGCATTGGCGGCGCTGGCATTGCCGGCCCGGCGGTTAAGCCACTCATCGGTGTCGGGGATGAACGTCATCGGCGACTGCGTCGAGGTCGAACGCCAGACGTTCGACGTCAGCAGCATGCGTTTGTAATCGGACGGCATCGGAAACGCGGTGATGACGCCGTCACCGTTATGCGTCACCGTAGCTTTCAGCATCGACCAATCACGAGTATTGTAGGCGATGCGCTGCGCCATCTCATTGGCCAGCGACAACATCTCCTGCATGGTGCGGTTGCCGGTGATGCTGGCAAATATCGAGGTCGGCGCGGTAACGCCGACCACCGAACATACGTCCTTCACCACCGACAATATTGTCATGTCAAGCTACCTTGTCAGGCCGCGCTTCCATCGCCATGCGGATCAGTGTCTTGCGGTTCAGCGAGCCGTGCGGCGCGTGCCCGGTGTTGACAGTGATGAACTCGCGCAGCTGCTCCAACTCCATATCCTCAAACTCGCCCTTGATCTTGGCCTCCGTAGCTTGCGCGGCGGCGGCGTCTTCTTCCAGGACGGCGTTACGGGCGCGCAGGGTCTCCAGTTCTTTCTGCAGCTGCATATTCGGCGCGATGGTGGCCTTGGCCTCGGCCATGTATGCCATTGCCTCGTTCTTCAGCTCGCGGCCGCCGGCGCCGAGGTTTTTCAGCTCTAGCCCGTCGACGTGCGCCAGCGCCTCGATGGTGTAGATGTTCTGCGCTCGCAGTTCGGCGCGCTTGCCCTCGGTCAGGAACGGGACGTAGTCGAGGGGCGTGCCGGACTTGGTCTGCGCCGCGTGCCGCTTGAACTGCTGGTACTGGTGCTGGAAACGCTCGGCGTAAGTGATTTTGGTTTGCTCGCCGGTGTAGGGGTTGGTCTGCCAGTGCGACATCGCGGCGGCCGGAAACACCTTCACGTCGCGGGAGCCTGGCGCGCGGATCTCGACAACCTCGATGTCGTCAAAGATCGGTCGACCTTCTTCAATGGATCTCGCCTCGTTCTGGGTGGCGTGGTTCTTGAACAGCGCGACGAGAACTTCGTCGGGGTCTTGCCTTGGCATAAGTCTCTCCGTTGTTGATGCCTTGTTGCAGAAAAACCGGGCCGCCCCCGCGGAAGGAAGGCATCGACCTGCACGATGACGGCCCGGTATCTCCCTAGTCGACGCTCCCTGACAAGGATGACGACTAAGAAGCCGGAACGCTGTCGTACAACCGCCAGTTGAACATCGGATTGGTCATTGTTAGCTCGCCCATCCAGCCTATAAATTGGGCAATTGCGTCTTTATCTATAGGCATTTGGCCATCACCGTCGAACAGCTTGTCGAAGTTGCGCGAGGGGTGGTAGCGAAGCCGGAGACTATCGGTGTTTAAACCGAAGGTTGTGTTGTTT